TAGTGATGAAACTCAGTTTATTATTGTTCTCAGCGAATGACGAACGAAGGTATGTCAAAGCAGAATCCAAAAAACCACATGGACCATATTTGGCAGATGCGTATGCAGACGTTGATGAGGAGGAAGAGGAGTATGGAGATCGCACAGACTATCGATGAAGCATTATATCAGTATTATGTGGTAGATCGTGGTATTCCTGTGCCAAACTGGAAGACAACTAAGAATCCTGAGTGGTGGACTACATACCTTGAAGAACTGGGGATTGACAAAAACAATCCTTAGTGCTATGATACGACTATAAAATCCCTATCATCATGGACTACCTGAAGGAGGCACTCGACATGTATTTCGATGACTATGTTGAGAATGAAGTTATTCACAGTGACCTGATGGACATTCTCTCAGCAAGGATGACTGCTGCTGTGAATGAAGTCAATAAGGTGATGGACCTCAAAGATAAACTTAAGGATTCTTGACAATGAGTAAAAAGCAAAGACACCAGGTTAAATCCAGGTGGTACTATGTGTTCTGGGGCATTGCAACAGTCTCAGTGGTGGCAGGGCAAGTATATGTTGGGACTGGATATCGTATTCTTTCTGATGATATGAAAGAATTATTGGGTAAAGTTGACGGAGTTCTTCTTCACAAAGATGATACTCCATATGGAGAATTTTTATGAGTAGAGTTGAGTTTCACAAGCAGATCATCTTCCGAGAGACTCCTGATGTTATCTTCTCGGACATTACAGTCACTGACTCTAATGCAACTGACCTTGTAATTCATGATGGTCCTGCAGTTTCCCCTCCTGATGATAGTGTAGGAGCTAAACAGTTTTACATTCACAAGCATCAAATTGACCACAATCGTGTGGTTCATGGCACCAGAATCTTTGAGGTTGTGAATCCTGAGTGGAAAAACCCTTATCACATAGTCCATCTAAATCGCTCTGTAGGCGCTCTAATTATACCTAAAGGTACTTGGCATAGGTCAACCTCTGGAGAACACGGTTCAGTGGTCATAAACCACGCAATTAGAGACGATGAGTTTGATGTTAACACTGAATTCATTCCAACATCAGCAGCAAACTGTCCAGAATTGTATAAAATTCTTACAGAGATCAAACCTGTACTTCATACAGTATAAATAAACACTATCAGCAGTGTACTACTCTTCAAAAAATCCTGCTATAAGAATTATCTGGAAGCGCACTCGGATAGTGCCACCAAACAATTTAACATCATGAGAACAACACTCACTGTTGGAGACGACGGAATCCTCACCTTTTCAGAAGAACTTTTAAAAGAAACTGGATGGAAAGAGGGAGATGTGCTACAATGGATTGATAACCACGATGGTTCTTGGAGTTTGATTAAAAAACCTGATGAAGGAATTTGATTACGATCTGGACTACAAAACTCTGGATTTTACTGATGATGAGACTCGAAAACTTTATAGGATTGGCAGAGGAGAGCAAGGTGTCTTACTTGTAAGACCCTACACTGAAGAAATCTGTAAGCACTGGAGGTTCAAAAATGTACCTACGGCTACTCAATCTTCTCATAAAATTTACGAGATGTTCTGCAACTACAGGCGGCAGAAAGATTTCATTGGTATGGACATGGCGAGGAAATTCCTTGAGATGGGATTTACGAGGGCAAGACGCTATGCTAACCACAAAACCGGGAGAAAGTACTCTGTATCTAAAGAAATTCTCCCACAAGAAAATGATGCTCTGACATCAGAAAAAGCATTAGCAGCACAAGTTTTCAAGAAAGTTCGTGATCTTGCAGCATATGACCCTGAATACCAGATGATGAGGAAACAATGGAGAGCATCAGAGTAGGTGACAACGTAAGATTTTTAGGATATACTAAGGAGCAGGTAAATTGGGGTAACAATGACACCCCATATATGCTGATCTTAGATCGTGTCTACACCGTATCTGATGTTGAGGTTCATCGTCAACATACAAAGGTTCAAATTAAAGGTGTGCTCGGTAAATTTAATTCTGTACATTTTCAAGTGATTGATTGATGCCTGAGAAGGAGTTGTTTCCATGGGAATCTTTCCCATATCGTCTACAATTGAAAGACCGGATTGCTTGGTTTGAGTGTCAAGAACACATGGACAAAGAGATTGCTCGATACAATCTCAAACCAAAAGATTACAAGGCATCATGTAAACGAGGATACAAGATTGTCAAACCAGAAAGACCAAAGCGTAAGGTTAAACCAAAGGCAGATGTTATCAAACCAAAACCTAAGGCAAAAGTTACGAAACCAAAACCTATTGAGAAGAAACGCAAGGAACTTCTGAGTCCTGTGATGAAGTTGGCAACCATACAATTTGACAAGCAACCTAAATTATTACATCCGAAAATGAAATGACATGTATGAAGAATTAGACTGTTTTGAGAGAGCTTTGCAACACTTTGGAACTAGGGTTGAAGTTATTGCTGCCATGGAACTTGGTGGTAGAATTAACGCTGAAAATGCTTATCAAATGATTAAAGAAGAACTCAAAGAATTAAAGAAATGTCGTAAACAATTTAACAAAAATGACAAATGCTGACAGTCTCAAAGTGACACAGAATGAAGACGGATCATACTCTCTGGAGTGGGATAAGAATGACCCCAACTGGAAATGGTTGAATGGGTTGACAGAGGGGCAGATCCAGTCTATGATCAGAAGTGCAGTACAACATGACCGCAATGGCAAACTCTGACTACAGTGCATACAGCATCGAACGATTGAAGGAATGGGTGAGTGATGCGCTTCAGACTGAAGTATCTGCTGATGAGATTGCTGATGCAATTCAATTAACACTTCAGGAAGAAGTAGATTATCACATGCAAGCAATGAATAAAGCGTCTGATGTTCTTGCACACCTTAAAGCAAAAAGGAGGACATCAAACATCTCATTTGCTAAGAGCACAGACTGGGCAGACTTCTGGAATTCACAACCAGGACCCAATGAGGGAGTCGTGACATTCAGTTGATCGACTGGCACAAGCACCCGACAGGGTGCTTTTTTTATGCTATAATGACTCCAGTTCATTCAAATCAGTGATCCAACTCCGCCCCCACCAGCACAAAGCAGTCAATGCAATGTGGGACAACAGCAAAGGTCAGGTCATCATTCCTACTGGTGGCGGCAAGACCATGTGCATGATCGAAGATGTCATGACTAACATGAATCTGGTCAAGCGTGGTCAGACCTTTGTTGTTGTTGCCCCTCGTATTCTCCTTGCAGAACAACTCTGCAATGAGTTTCTTGAGGTGATTCCTGATACTCACACTCACATTATGCACGTTCATAGTGGTGATGTTGAGTATTACCACACTACCAACCCAGAGAAGATTCATCTGTTCGCCAGTGTTGCTCGCACTGCTGGTGAGAATTGCTTGATCTTCACCACATACAACTCCCTGCATAAGATTCAGCAGGCAGACATCGAAGTCAACACCATTTACTTCGATGAAGCACACAACAGTGTGAAGCGTAATTTCTTCCCTGCTACTGAACATTTCAGTAATGATGCAGAGCGTTGCTACTTCTTTACAGCAACTCCCAAACATTCTTACAGCATGTTCAAACCAGGCATGAATGATACGGAGGTCTATGGACAGGTCATTTGTAATGTTCCTGCCCCCAAGCTCGTAGAGCAAGGATACATTCTTCCTCCCAAGGTTGTTGTCAAAGAGTTGCCTACTGGTGATCAAAAGCAGTCTGATTGTCAAAATCTTATCACAACGATTGATGATCATTCTGTAGACAAGATCCTTGTCTGTGCTCGATCCACCAAACAAATCGTCAATCTTATCAAGAACTCTGACTTCTGCAAAGAGGTTGTGTCTCGTGATTATTCTTGGATGATGATTACATCCAAGACTGGTGCTGTGATTGATGGTGTCAAGGTGACAAGAGAGGAGTTCTTTACTACCCTAAATTCTTGGGGGAAGACACCTGGCAAACGATTCATCGTTTTGCACCACAGTATTCTATCTGAAGGCATCAATGTCAATGGATTAGAGGCAGTTATGTTTATGCGTAACATGGACTATGTTGGTATCAGTCAATCTATTGGGCGTGTAATACGCACAGGAGGGTCTGAGAAAGTCTTTGGACTTGTTTGTATCCCAGTCTATGATCGTGTCGGTTTGGGCACTGCTAGAAGTGTTCAGGCAGTTGTTGACACTGTGTTTGAACAAGGTGAACCCGCTATCAGTGTAATTCGGAGGTAAACTCATGCAATGCGATGTAAAGTGCTATGTTTCAGGGAAAGTTTTTAGTGTCAAATGTTTCGCTAAGGACTATAATGAAGCAAAACAAGTGGCACTTGCTCAACATCCAAACGCTCGCATTATGGGTGTGACTGCTGTTTTTTCTAATTCAAATCAATGAAACGTAACACTAACCGTTGGGAAGAGTATTGTGAAACAACATACAACTCCCTCAAAGCAAATGTTCACAACTGGGGCAGACCAGAGTTCTTCCGTCCACTCACTCGCACTTATTATATGGGTGTGTTTGACTGTGGTAACCCCAATCATACTAATCTGATTAGTCAGAGTGCATACGATTGTAAGCGACGTGGTGCAAAGACAGTTTTTGATCATTATCTGTCACCACAATTTGTTGGTCGTATGATCCTAGACAATCCAGATGTATATCTCACTGACTACAGTGTATTTCGTGAGACATTCTACAAATCATGTGGGACGATCATTGTCACAGCTGAAGAAAACATTCAGTTGAGTCATCTTACCAACAACGATGGTGAAGATTACAAGGTCTATGTTCCAACTGATCGAAAGTATCAGCATCTCGGTATCAACTTGTTGTCTCGTCCTGCAAGGGTGACATCATGGAAGAAAGTGATGCTAGATAAAGCATCGGAGAGTGATCTTCACTTCCCGGATCAACTCTTAGAGTACGAAAAAAATTACTTGGTAACATAACATGGACAAAATTTATAGAATCCAACACAATGAAACTGTCGGTTGGTTAGACATTGATGAACCTGGATGTACTGGACTCACTGAGGAGCAATGTAAAGTCCGACTTGAAGAATTAGTTCAAGAAGGATACAATCCCAATCACCTTCGTTTACTGTATGATGCATGAGCTACCTACATCGTTTTTCCACCAACCTCCTGAAGGATACAGATACGAGGCGATTCGCAAGAACGCTTCTGTACTTGCAATTTGGAGTGTTTGCAACCCTGGGTTTGTTTATAATGACGGCGCTGACGTTCGTTGTATCTGGGGATTCTACAACACAAAAAAACAAGAATACTATGCACCAATCAACTCCACAAAAGTTGGTAAACAAGTAGACATTAGGTCTACTACTCCCTATACTGCAATGCAACTCAATCTCAATCCTCTTGAACATGCCTTATACACCTCAAGTTGATGATTATGTTCGTTGGGTAAGATCAACCGGAATGGTTGATGAAGGGTGGGTGTATTTTAAGTGTGATGAGACTCTCAGCATCGAAGTTGGTGTGAAGGATAAACCACACTGTGAATATACAAAAGAACAAAAGCATAAAAAGATTCACATTCTCATATGCTGTCCATCCTTCCAGTGGCATGAATTAGAATATGTGAAAAATCGAAGAGACAATAACATTGATGAGTATAAGAGTCAAGAGGGTCGATACCTAGATCCTCAATAGTATGCTATAATCACACTGTAAATCCCCTAGGAGACGATGACCAAGTATTTCTACACTGTTGACCACTTCATTCCATTCCCTCGTTCTGAATATGGTGGAATGTGGGTTGTTGTTGCAGAGAATGATGAAGAATGTTTTGATCTGATCACTGCTGAAGATGAAGGAGCGAACGATGACTATTATGGTCGTCTCCGTGAAAACATTCAGAAGGCACCAGTATACCCACTTGCAGAAAATACTGAGTCCTGCGTCGTGGAGCAGTTCACAACCTAGGACAGTTTCTAAAGTGGCACAGGGGAGCTTCACCGCTCCCCTTTCTTGTGTATATTAAAAGAGTCAAACAACTCACACACATGGCAACACGTTCACGCATCGGGATCGAACTCTCAGACGGCAGCATCCTTTCTGCTTACCACCACTACGATGGTTATCCCTCCTGGTTGGGTCGGATTCTCAACACTCAGTACCGCACAAAGGCGCAGGTGGCATCTCTGATTGATGGTGGTGACATGTCCTGTGCTTGGACTAAGGACCGCTGGACTAAGGATGGTGGGCGTCAGGAGACTGACACCTATGGTCCTGAATACTATAGCGATCGTGGTGAGGACACTCCTCCTACTCTGTCTAAGGACATGGATGACTTCTTTTCCATTGGTGAAGAGTATTCCTACATCTTCCGCAATGGTAACTGGTTTGCCTATGACATGCACCAGTTTGAAGATCAGGTTGCACCAGAACCTGTAGAGATTCCCGAAGGTGCCCTTGCATGTTGATGGCATATCTAGTATAATGTCATCAGTGTTACAGAGGTCTCATGACACCCGAAGTCGAAGTCGAAGTCGGCATCCCCGACTACTATCGTGATGATCTCTTGTCCTTAGAACTTGAGAGTATGATGGAACTAATCCTGACCAACTCTCAAGAACTAGGGATGACTCCAGAACACTATGCTTTTGAGTTTCTTACATGAATGATTCAATCACGATCATCGATGATTCAACACAGAAAAAGATCATCATATCTTTTTCACAATACTGTGATCTGATCATCGGTCTCCGCCATGCCTCTGACATATATCAAGAGGTTGGCGAAAAGTCAAGGGTCAAAGACTTCAAAAAAGTGACCAAAACTCTCGAATCTCTCACTAACTGAACCATGCACAGCGTTGATTTCGATTCCTTTGACATTCGTGATTACATTGAAGACAACTGGGAGTCATTCCTTGAGTCTTCTGAAGAAGATTGGGATCCGGTTGGTATTCATGAAGAACTTGATCCTGAGACACAAAAGCTTCTAGAAACTTTCTAATTGTAAACTTTTGTGAGTGATGCCCTACATATTGTAGGGCATTGTTCGTTTTGAACAATTTTACACAATGGATGAAGCAACAAAGTTGATCCTGGCAATGTATCAGGTTGAAGGTATTATCAATTTGATTGAGGGAAATCCTTACAGACAGTACATGTTCATGCACCTGAACCCGGTCAAATATGAGTTGGAACGTCAACTTAAACTACTTGACAACAAGCGTAGTTTAGATTAAAATACACTCACCCACACCAGAACCCATGGACCTCACTCTTCCAAAATCTCAAAAATCAAAAAAATCAAAATTAACTCGTTATCGAGTTACACTGGACGTGCTAGTAGATCGTTCTACTTGTGATGCACCGAACTCTTGGGATTGGAAGGATATTCTTGAACTTGAAGGCAAAGAACATGTGAATGATGTTTACATCGAAAACATGGGGGAGTATTACATCAAATGAATGAGGATCAATTCTTCAAAATGCTAGGCATCGACGTAAAAGAAAGCGACGATGAAACCTGTTTTTATTATGAAGAATACTTTTATGACGATTCTTCATTCGTTGAGGTAGCATCCGAATCATACGACCCATGAGTCTAGTGGACAGCTTGGCAAGTGGCACAGGAGGGGCAATGACCCCTCCTTTTTCATGTATAGTAATAGCAGTTGGAACTTCATTATGTCTTCCTTCACTATTGAGCAACTGAATCGGTCGCAGGATGACCTGGGTTGTTCCTACAACGTCGGTAAGTATTTGAAGAGTGCTGCCCTTGAAATGGAGGTAGCACAAATTCTTGCTGATGCTGATGTTGATGTAACAATAGTCAATCACGTCTGTGATACTATTGTTGATCACTTCGCTGTTGCAATGTACCTGGAGGGCAATGACAAGTAAAGAAAAACTTTTATTCATTTCTTCGTTCATCTGGTTCTTACATTGGGGCACATGTCTTACATCTTCACTTCTGGATACGGTTATTCTAAAAACGTCTGTCAAGATGTTACCTCTTGGTTTATAGAAAAGTATTTCCCACGTCATAAACTTGAGGTGGACATTGTTCATCGTGGTATGAAACGTGAGGGTGTATTTGGTTGGTGTGATATATCATCCAACAATACATGGCGACCACGCAAGTTCCTGATCGAACTTCAGACAGGGATGGATCGCAAAACTTACATTAAGACACTTTTGCATGAATTAACTCACGTTGCACAATGGATTCGTGGTGACCTCAAATTAAAACATGGAAAATTGTGTTATTCACATGAACCCGTTGAGAATTATGACTATGTGGATCAACCACACGAGATCGAGGCACGGGAGCAGGAGGAGATCCTCTACGACCTCTACCTGAAGGAGCAGCTGGGTATGCCAGTCACAGAGGTGGCACACTGGTTTCCCAATCGACTCATGAGGGGTGCATACTAGGTTCAGTTCAGACAAACACATGATCACCGGTTCCTACCTCGTCGCCTGTCCTGCCCTTGGTGAGCGAGAGATCGTCCACAGTGCTGAGCAGGCAGCAGACATCTGCTATTCTATGCACTGTGAGTCCGACTCCTATGCCTTCGTTGAAGACTGGTTGGGATGGACTTACATGGAGTATGGCGACCCTTCCAACTGAAATTTGATGATCTACATCATCACTGCTCTCTCCATCATCGTCATCATTATTGCTACTTCCTGATGAATTACACTCTTCAACAACTCAAAGATCGTGTCAACACTCTCATCGAACAACAGGGACCAGAGGCATATTGTGCCGCTTGGATCTACACTGCTGAAGATTGTGTAATTCGGGATGAAGATGGGGAGGCAGTAGAGTATCCTGCTCATGAAGATTCTGAACTGTCAGAACGTATCTTCAATGATGTTGGGAACATTGATTACATCTACACTGTGATTCAAGAGTGTGTGGATGAAGTCACAGAAGAACAACTTATGCAACAACAACAGGAGATGGTCTGATGACACAATCTAACGACAACATCATCGATCGTGATGCACTCCAAGAGGCATACATCGAAAGCATTATTGATGGCATGGATCACAAATCCATGTATCAATTTGTGTATGATAGTCTCAACAATAATCTAGATGATTACACTGTGGAGGAACTTATCACTGAGGTTGAGGATTATTATCCTGAACTGTTGGAAGAAGATCCACTTGCAAACATTAGCGAGTTGGAAGCAACTGCTGATGATTACGGAGTGGGAAAATGAAATTCAAAGTTTTTGACATTAAATTTGACTTCACTGATGACATTGGTGATGGAGACACAATGGATGATTTTCTCACTGATGAATACAAACAAGAAGTATTTGATGAAGTAATGGGAACAGTATGGGATGCCGCTGATGAGGATGATCTCATTGAAGAGATTACATCTGCCACAGGTTGGTGCATCAATTCGATAGACTACCGCCACATTCTCTCCTGACATGTATCTTCCCAAGAACGACTGGAACTACGGTACTTACCGTGAACTGAAGGCAATTCTGAATGAACTGCCTGAGCACTATCTGGATCAGACTGCAACCATCCTGCTGTCGGATAGTGATGAGTACACCCCGATGGGTTCGATTGGATGGACTGGTCCTGCCTGTGACGTGCTAGGATCTGATCACATGTTCTTCACCGTTGACGCCTGAACCATGAACGCTACCATCACCACACCTGATCCTGACGACTTCAACATCGATGAACTGTTCGATGCTGCCCTGGAGCACATGGCGGCAGAGAAGGAGGTCACTGTTGACTACTACATGGAGGAGTTCCTGATCTAGGACAATCGACACAGTGGCACAAGGATCTGTCACTGGTGTCTGGTTCATGTATTGTATTCACAAGTTCAGGGATTCACCCATGATTTTCTCCCAAGCATCCTGCCTCACCACTCGCCAGCGCATGTGGGTTGGTCGCAAGACTGACCTGGGTCCGCAGTTCGGGTACGGTGATCAACCAACCCAGATCGAGACTTCCTGGATCGCTGGCGTCCATGCCGAGAAGTGGGCACAGGAAGCACTGAGCAAAATCCCCTCCTTCGAGTGATACCATGAACAACACCAAGCAGATCGAATGGCGTCACGCTTTCCTGGAGTGGCATCGTCATCGCACCAACCTGACCGCTGCACAAGAGATCAAAGCACGTCAGGAACTCCTTGTTTCGATTCGTGAACAAAGGCGCAAGTGAGGATGCTATGAGTTATGCTTACATCGAGTCACACCACATTCAGGACATCATCATGAGCAACACCACTGTTCCCCAACTGGTCTACAAGTGGACCGAGATGTATTGTGAAGCACTGAAGCACGATTACATTCAGTACAGCATCAGGATGCACAAGCGTTCCCAAAGTGTTGAAGATCCGGTTGGTTATCACCAACAGTGTATTGATAAACTGAAGAATGGTGAAAGTGACTATTCTTATGAGATTGAGGAGGGTAGGAAATATCTGAAGGTGATTATGGTGATTGCTGAAGGACGGAACCGCCTGGGATCATCCCGCAGTGTCCATGCCTTCATCGACAAGAACACCGGAGAGGTCTACATGGCGGCGTCCTGGAAGTCTCCTGCCCGTAACGGCGTCCGGTTCGACATGCGACTGATCGAGGACCGTGAGCGTCTCTATGAGAATTGCCGCTGGTCCGGAGGTCATCTCTACAAGTAGACCAGTCTGGGGGCTGTCCACTGGGGGTCTTGTCAGATCCCTGGTGGTGTGCTTATTATGGGTTCAGTTCAGGGGACACACCCATGGCAATCATCGGACCTTTCAAGTCACAGTGGGGAGACTACATGGTGACTCAGGCGACTCTCTACACTCCGATTGAACGGAGTGAGGTTAATGAGTCACACGAGAGTCAGTTCTACATTCATTTTGAGAGCACTGACATGAATGATCTGGTGTCGATTGTGACCAATCGACTGTGGAGAATTGATGGTGGAGAGATTCACCGTAAAAGCAACTGGGGCAAGCGGAAGTGTGTTCGCAAGGCAGAGGCACGCAGGATCTGGAAACAGTATGTTGCGAAGGGATATTCTGCAAACATCGAGGGCATGTGTGCCTGTTGAGGCACTGTCCACTCAGGGGCAGGAAACTGCCCCATCCACCCTTATATTGGGTTCAGTTCAAACCAAGGCAATGCACCCCTATCCCACTGCTGACGCTAACGGCACCATCTCGATGACCGAAGCGATCATGTTCGCCACCACCAGTGCAGAAGGGTTCATGGAACACTTCATGGATACCTACAAGCACTTCACCCTGAGCGAGCGTGTGGACCTGGGTGAACTGGAGAAGGAGCACACGGACTGGTGCCTGGATCGCATTGCAGATCTGGTCTTTTCCTGATACACTATCCACAGTTCAACCTTCCACCTCTTCATCATGACCACCGGCACCTACTACTCCGACCCTTACATGCAGCGTGCAGACCTGCTGATGCGACTCCAGTCGCTTGCCGACTCCTACCTCAGTGGATGGGAAGAGGAGAAGGAGAGTCTGAAGCGTGACATGTGGAGAGCAGTGAACGAGACCGTCCAGATCGACCCCATCAACTGATTGTTTCGATTCTTTAACAGGGGTCACACCCGACCCCTGCTGACCCTTATACTAAGTTCAGTTCAATCAAACCCATGAACACCATCACCCGTCCCTTCAACATGCAGTTCACCGAGGATGAACTGGAGACCATTGCTGAAGCACTGGGGGAGTACATCCTGCACGATGACCCTGATGCTGATCCTGAGGATCTGATTGGTGGCATCCCTGTCGCTGATCGCTGTGACAGCATCCAGCGTAAGATCTCCCAGGCGTT